GTTCATGGTCCAAGATCATTTATTGCACAAATTCCTGTTTTTGAAGAACAACCTCATCCAGAAGACATGTGTACATTCAAAAATGTTTGTGGTGAATACATTTGCACAAAGTCTAAAATTGAAAATTGTCGCTTCTGCGAGGAACATCAAAATCTCTTCAACACTCATGAATGGTTTGTAGAAATTCACTCACATAATTTTGTGAAAGAGAATCGTTCATACCTCATTTTTTTCGACAGACATATCAGAACAACACTCTATTTTTTCAATCAAATGGCAAATATTTCCCACGAATTTATTCAATTTTCAAACACCCAAGGTTGCAATAAAATCAAAAATTTGCATGAAGAATGGAACAGAGAAAAATTCTTGAACATTGCAAAAGGGCCATATCACAATTTAACAGAAAATTTTTTCAACTTTCGTTTCTCTGATGATTTGAAACAATTGACTTCACTTGGAAAATTCTTTAATATTGATGCAAGAATTTCTCACGAAAAAAACAAGGTGAAATTGGAGAAAATGAAAGTCAATATTTTGTCTGAAATATTCATCAAGGATCCCCAACCACAATCCAACAAAATTCAATCAGTTTTCAACAAAGATATTTGCAGACTTGTCAATAACTATATGTAAATAATTTAATATGTCTGATTTGAAACAAGGTGTTTCTCAACACCATACACCCAAGGTGTCCGTTGACACCACAAAACAAAATCAATCTTATTTTGTTTTGTTTATACTTTATTATTTTAATACAAAAATCATAAATAAAAAACTGATATTTATTGCCAACAAAGGAGAGACAATCAGCCAATTGGCAAATCAGTTCTCGTATCACTTTTAATTCACATTCCCCATTTAAACATGTCTTCTCAATCAGTTCGTTGCAAATCACAAACTGCAAAAGGCACAAAGTGTCGTCGTAATATTTCAACTGGTGAAATATACTGTTTTCAACATAGATTAATTCATACAGAACAGTCAAATATCATTCATACTGTTCCAGCATATGAATTTTCACCAATATCATTTAAAAATGATAATCCATATAATTGTTGCAAATTTAAGAATGAATATGGTGAATTTATCTGCACAGAAGAAAAAATCAATAAAAATTTTTGTACAGAGCATGAAAAACTTAGTAAAAAGTTAAAATCAGATATAATAAAAATTATTCACAAGTGTTATGAAAAACTTCAATCAAATTCACCAAGAAACACTTTTGATTCAACAATGAAATTGTTTTATGGAATTATTAACTACGTTATTTTTCATAAAAAAACATTCGTTTCACTTTCACATGATAAAAAAATGACAGAATATATCAACATGCTTATTGATAAAACATCATACTTTCTTACTGTTTCACAAAGGGTATGTTTACCTTCAAATATGCATGTTTTTAAGAAATCATTATCAAGAAAATATCATATTGACAAACTTATTGAATATAAATTAAAACTGAATGATATATTTCCAACTATTCAAATTGAAAAAGCAAGAAAATTACTCGTATCAAACAGTATCAAACTTCATAAGTTAAGTGAAATATATATTAAAAATACTCCAAATGATATACAACCATGTGCAGTGTTTTGCAAAGGTATCGATAAAAAAATTCTTTCATTCATTGTTTGAACAATTTTTTAAAATGTTTGATTTACTCTCACAAGGTGTCAGTAGATACCACTGGTGTTTTTTAACACCTCAAAACAAAATCAATCTCATTTTGTTTTGTATTAAAAATTGAAATTTTATTAAATAGTTAATAGTTATTTAGCCTATTGGCAAATCAGTTTTCAAATCACGCTTAACATAATATAGCAATTTAAGTTCAAAAATGTCTTCTCAAGTCTGCAAAGCTTTAGCAATTATAAATAACACACTTGTTCCTTGCACCGAAAATACTAAATATCATTTTTGCGAGCAACATTCACACAAATATCGTTTTGAAAAACCAGAATGTCCTATTTGTTTTGATGAAATATCAAATGAAACAGAAACACCACTTGAATGTGGTCACTGGATCCACAAAACATGTATTCAACCAACTAATTTACATAAGTGTTCTTTATGTAATCAAAAAATGAACCAAGAGGAAATCAATTATATTTTTGGTGAAGGTCACAGAGAACAAAATAATTATAATGATGGTACAAGTATATTTTGGCACTCTTCACAAGATATTGATGATACATATGAGGATTCTGACTCTGACTCTGATGAAGAAGGTGAAGGACTTTCAAATGAAACACCTGCAGAAGAAATTTTATTCACAAGAAACTTTGAAAATGCAACACATGGTGATATTGTTGATGTCTTGTTTGATTTAGAACAAGAAATGGATTTAATTACAAACAGTTTAATAATGGAACAACTTGAAAGTCAATTTGTTTTTAGAGAAAGTCTTTTGACAACAGTCCCAACAATTGATACTTTATCATTTAGAGATTTTGCAAGACAAATTGTCATTGAGAAAATAGATGAAATTTCCATTGAACATAGAACAAATTTACCTTTAGAATTTGCAATTCAAACATTCAATGAATTAATGTCAGAACCAAATATTAATATGTTTATAATTCTTTTTAATTTTATGAGATTAGAAAATGAAAATTTCATGGTTTATCCAATTAATGTAGTTAAAACGAATGTTAATAACATGATTATTGAAATGTTTGATCACTTGTTCAATTAAATAAATTAAAAAGTGTTAAAATACTACATCAAGGTGTCTTTTGATACTACTGGTGTTTTTAAATACCAAAAAACAAAATAAATTCTATTTTGTTTTTTTTATTTATAATTATAAAATATAAAATGTCATCAATTGATATAAAAAAAAATATTCTTTTGAAGGAAATTGAAAATATCAAAAAATTATTAATTCTTATTGAAATCAGAATTGAACAATTGGAATATAATAAAAAGGTATTTCAAAGTAATAAACTAACCGAATATAACCTTAAAAATGAATATACTAACAAATTACTTAAAAGACTTGAAAAGAGACGTGATTTAAATTTAAAATTGAGGAATGAAAATAATACTAAAAAACCAGTTCAATGTTCTGGTATGAATATTGTTGAAGAACATTTAGAAAGATGTACCAATATTACAAATACAAAATATTGTGAAGAACATCAAGAAAGATATAAATATGAAAAACCAGATGACTGTCCAATATGTATGGAGGAAATATCAGAACAAACGGAAATACCATTATCATGTGGTCACTGGATCCATAAGGATTGTTTAGTGCCAACTAATCTACATATATGTCCAGTATGTCGGCAAAAAATGAAACAAGTAGATATAAAATATATATTTGGTGAAGAACACCAAGAAAGAAATTTATATGCTCGTAATTATTATATTCCTTTCGATCAAGGTGAAAACATTAATGCTCCTGTCATAGTTCAAAATAATTATCCTGATTTACATGATTTTTTATCAGAACCAGATCCAGTTTTAGAAATGTATATTCCAACTAGTGTATTTTATAATATGACAAGAAGAGATATTTCAGAACAATTACGACGTGTATTTGTTAATGCAAGAAATAATATTTTAACATATTTTAACAATGTTGATGAGAATTATTATTATGTTCCAGAATATTTAAATGAAAAATTAAATACATTTACTGATATTATGATTGATACATCTATTAGACATAATTTAAGAAGAGAAACAGTAGAATTTATAAGAAATAATATTAATAATTCTACAGAACAAAAAAAAATATATATTAGTAAAGTATTTAAATTTCTTTTCAATATACTAATAATCAATGATCTTAGAGGTGATATATTAATAAGACTACTATCAAACTTAACAGTATCAAAACTTATAGGAACTTTAGAACCTTAATTTTAATTCTTATTTATCTTCTTGGATCAACTGGAACATTTCTAAACATTTCTGTATTTTCGACAAAAATCCAGTGTTTTTCCATACAATCAAATCTGTGAATATCCCATTCTGCAAACCAATATTTGGGACAAACAACTGTTTTACATCTATAATAATCCATTAAATAAGCTCCCCATGCACTAAATGTTGAATTTGCAATAATACCACCATCCATTTTAGACATTAATAACAATTCAATATAATCTTCTTCAACAATAAATTCCTTGTGTTTTAAAAAGGAAAATTCATCCATTGTCTTTACTTGTATGTCTGAAAATATAACAAAAACACATTCATCTTGATTGAAATTCTTTAATGCCTCCTTATAATAACTCATTGGTAAAACTGCATAATAACCTTTATGAATTGGATCAGTGTAATCACCGGCACGTCTGTGAATAAATACCAATTTTTTATTTGGATATTTTTGTTTTAATTTTTTATAAATATCATCAACCTTTTTCATTATTTCTTTATTTTGATTTTTTAAAATTATTTCAAATACTCTATCTCTAATATTCTCAAAATAATAAAAAGACTGAAAATATCCTTTTAATAAAACATTTTTCATTTCATTTTTATCTAATTCTATATCAAGATATTGAGTTGATCTATTTTCATTTACTTGATGAATAGCAGACTGTTCTTCTGAAACAATCAAGTCAGAGTTACTATGCATTTTTAAATATTTATCTTCACAATTTGGTATTTCACTCAAGATATTATCCCAGTAAGTTTTTCTATTATCAGTATATGTTTTATCTAATATATATTCATAGCCATTTTTCTTTGCAATACCCATAAGACTGAATATTTGAAACATTTGGTTTCCTAAACCACCTTTTAAATTAGTTGACATCATTTTCTTGAAAATTCTATTTACTTATTTATATGAACTTTTTTCTTTAAATATTTTGTGACTTTGAAAAATAATTTATACAATCATTAAATGCATTTTTTACAGGTTCAGGATACATATTATCTATTTTTTTTAAATCTATTTTATTGTCTTTTGTCATATAAACATAAGCATACTTTATACACATTTTATCATCTGTAACAGTTTCAATATTATCAATTAAGTCATTCATTTCTTTGTATAAAATATTTGAAACCAAACCATAATTATTACTGTGATTATTATTAGTATATTCTATTAAATAATTTTTTGAATGTTCTTTAAAAGAATCAATATCGGTTAATGGATAATATCGTTCAGTTGTATTTAATTTATTGTTATTCATTTTTATTTATTTTTGTTTTTTTATTGTATTATATATTCTATTAAGTATTTATATAATTTTTTTTCTTTATTTTCTTTTATCAATATAATATAAAATATAGCAAATGGCATCTTTTCAAGGAGGAACTAATTCTGGTTATCTAAGTGCTGCTCCTTATCGTTTAAATACACAATTGTTTGAAGATGAATACGAATTCATGAGTGGTCTTCCATCAATTTTTACAATTCAAAATAATTATAATACAAAACCTATTTTTGATATAAATAAAGGTTTTACACCAAAAGAAAGTAATGATAACATTGCATACTTGCAAAAATTACCTCAATGTAGTAATTTTTTACGTTTTATTTTAAAATATAATTTACAAGATATGTTAATGATTCAACCTGAATATACTCTCTTTGTTCCTGTAAATGGAGTTGAAGTCTTAGACGATATTGTTCAAAAATATGGTGAAATAGTTATTCCACAAGATTTGTTAAAGTATCATATGGTTAATTATACTATTTTACCTATTCAAATAATTGATCAAATATTAAGATTAGAAACTGGTTTAAGAAATCAAACTGTAACTTTAAAAAGAAGTTCAATAATGACACATTATGATGAAGTGAATTTGTTAGAAGATAATAAAATTAGAAATTATTATAGAACAGATAATGGCTCACTTTATTTAATTGATAGACCATTAGTATATGATATTTATAATTATTTTTGATTTTTTAAAATTATTTTATTTTTTAGTTATTTTTATAATTATTTTTTATAAAATGATGGAACATAAATTAAATTTAAATAGTATTATAATTATGTTTATAACTATGATATTATCTAGTATAATATCAGGGATGAATATGTGGGTTAATAATATAAAAGATGTAAGAATACATTTAAATGATATTTATATGGGTATATCAATGACCGGATGGATGTTTTTATTTTATGGACTTATATATAAAAATTATTCAAATATATATATAGGTTTAATTACAATTTTAATTTCAGTATTTTTAATAAGAAACCAAATATTTATAAATCAACAACAATATTTATCATCAATGATACCTCATCATTCTATGGCTATTTTTATGAGTGATAAAATAAAAAATAAAAATATTATTTTAGACAAAGAATTAAATAAACTTGTAAATAATATAATAATTAACCAACAAGATGAAATTGAATTAATGAAAAATAAATAAATATTATTTCATTTGTTTTAAAAGTTTATCATCACATCAAACTTCAGTTAAACTTATTCTTCTTCTAAACTCTATTTCTGTTCTTCTTATTTCATCCATATTTTCATATATATTTTTAAGAAATAATGAAAATGTTATAATTGAAGCAAGTGCCATAATAAATGTAAAAAATATAATAAATTTATAAGTTCCCCAGGATTCTTTTTGTGTTAATGGTATCATTTTTACTATACTATAAATAAAAAAATGATTTTTATAATAATTATTATAGAAAATTTAACGAACCAATTTAAAATGTCTGTATCAAACGCTTCAAATCCTAATATTAAAACAAGTATTTGCAAATATGCTTTTATCGGTTGCAAACAACAACAAAAATGTTGGTATGCCCATAACAAAGAAGAACTTCGTCAACGTTATTGTATCAATGGTGTAAATTGCGATGATAAAAATTGTTGTTATTTACACCCAAATAAAAACATTGATAAAGATGAATATTATTTAAGAATATTATTAAAATCAGATGTATTAGGTATTGATAAAAATAATATTAAAAAACAAATTGAAATTATTAATTCAAAAATAGTTATTGAAATTGATAACGATAATTATGATGATGATTACGATGATGAGGGACCTACCCCTTGGGCTGAACGTAGTGATTCCTCCCAGTTGGAACATAGTTCTAACCGAATCCTTGATGAAAATATTGATACTGTTAAAGAAACATCAACTTTTAATGAAGATGATAATAAATTGAAACAATATATTGAAGAATTTACAGAACAATATAAAATAAATCCAGAACAATTTTATGATAAAGTTGATAATAAAAATGAAATAACTTTAAAAATAAAAACTGATGATTTACAGTTTCAAATATTAACACATTTTATGAAAACAATGAATATTCAATTTAACATAGAATCTTTTACTAAAAATCAATAAAAGATAAATAAAAACATAAAAGTAAAATAAAATGAAAATTGTGGTTATAACTACAAAAAAAAACAAAATAATATTATTTTGTTTTTTAACATTAATTTATATATTTAATAATTTAATTGATAATATCAAGGTGTCCCTCATCGTGTTTATCATTTCCACTTTTAGTTTTTATGTATGTTTTTTTTGCTACATGGTCAACAAAAGGAGTTCCAAAATCTAATTTTTGTAACATGTCATAAAATTTCTTATATGGATCAATTCCTGTATCTTCATATTTTTTAATTAATTTTTCTAATAAATCTCTTTTTAATGATTTTACATCTGCTCCTTTTCTTAATTGGTCTCTTAATCTTTCTAATTCTGGATCACTTATTAATTCACCACTATTCTCATCTTTATATGAGAAATTTTTACGATTTATATCAGTACATAACACTTTATCTTTTCCATCATCATCTTTTAATATATTATCTACAATATGATTGTGAAAATCAGTATCATCCAACATTATTGTTTTTGTTGTTACTACATCTTTTATTTTATTTTGAATTTCAGATAATTTAAGAGGTTCAGAAGAAATATAATTTAAATAATTATTATGTGTGTAATTATTTTTAACTGTAGTTTTTGTAGCAGTTTTTTCAACAATTTTTCTATATTCTTCTGCTTTTTCTTTGTTCATTGTATTTTCTTTTTCTAATAATAATATTTTATCTTGTAATTTTTTTACTTCTAAATGTAGATTTTGATTTTCTTGTTTTATTACACTTATTTCATTTGTATAATAACTATATTTTTTTTCTAAAATTTCTTTTACTTTTAAACATTTATCTGTTCTCTTATGAGACTGTATATTTTTTATATGAGAAACTGTTGAACCACATATGTCACATATAATGCTCATTTTTATAATATATCATTACTTTAAATTTATTTACTAAATATATAGGTTTTTATTCTAACAAAATATCTAAAAACCTATTTTAATAGGTTTCTAAAATAATGTTTTAAACTGTAATTAAAGCATGAATATCAAATAAATAAAACTACAATTTTTCAGGTAACAATCAATTTGTATAATTACAAAAAAATGTTACCACATTTTTTGTTACAATTTGTGTGAGAGAGGACAAAAAAAATACCTAGACCTATAATTTTTGGTATTATATAATTTTTTTTATTTTTGAAAAGATATAAATTTATAAAAATAAACATAACCAAAAATGTATATTTTAACCTGTACAGGTTAATTTGTTTATTTTGTAATTATTCTGTAATTTTTATTTTATAAAAAATAATTAAAAATAAAAATAACTAAAAATGTATATTTTAACCTGTACAGGTTA